ACAAAATACAATGAAAAACACAAACACAAATAAACAAATAATAGATACGTTAAGAGAAAACGACTCACATATTAGAATACCGTTGGCAGAATTTTCTTTGCTGTATAGATGCTTTTTAACTCTTGATGGAATTATAGAGTATTCAGGAAAAGACAAAGAAACCTTTGAATTTATGGTTGACGCAAAGATAAAAACAGGAACAAAACTGTGTAAAGAATATTTAGCTAATTATGAAAGAAATTAATATGAAAATACAATGTAACACTTGCTGTACGTCTATCGATAGAGGGCTTGCAGCTTTATCAAGAAAAACTGGAAAACGTATCTGCTCTGACTGTGGCATACAGGAGGCTCTTAATGAGTTTAACTTTTTATGGAACAGTGATAAATCAGATATTAACGACTACAATAAATTTTACAATAGACACAGAAAAAATAAATAATTATGAAAGCACAGATTGAAATAGCAAAAAATATGTTACAAACAGAACTCGGGGAAGACCTCTTGACCTATTTAGAGACCGAACTAATAATCACGTCTGATTACCAATTTGAAGATTGGGTGATTGACTCAGTGGACACCTGTGACGGTTACACAATATATTGGTTACACGCAGATGGAGATTACAACCTTGACCCTGAAAACTTGTTTTATGATGAATACAATTTTGAAGAGGCTTGCAGAGAAAAAGCACACGGAGGGGCTAAAATTAGAAATTATCATTATGATGACGATGAGGTTAGCAGATGGTGCGCTGAATATGAATTATATCAAGAATTAATTACAGAGGAGGAACAAAATGACTAATACAATGGAAAAAAAGTGTCTTGACCTACAACGCAAGATGTGGGATATTTTTAACAACTACGGTGGTTATGATTACAATGACGAAATGCTTTGTCAGTTAGACGGAGTTGAAGAAGACTTATGGGAGTCACAAACAGAGGAAGACTACTGTTATGCGTATGATAATGTGTTTCAGACTTATAATTGGTTTCTTGCTGTAAAGGCTTGTATGAAAGCGAAGGAAAAAATAGAATCAACAACACTAATATACTGTTAATATGGGAACAAGTAAAGATATATTGAATGACGAAATTTACGAGCTAGAACAAGAGGTGAAAGAATTAAAAGAAATTAATGAATTTTATTTACAAAAATCTCAAAACGAAGCAGAACTGCTCAATGAAATAAAAATCTTAAAAGAAGCTCACAAGGAAAAGGATAAACAGACGGAGCATGAAGACAGGTATGTGTATATTCATGAAATAATTTCTATATGGGAAGACCACGAGGAAATTTATTTTGAAACTGAAAATAACACTATAGTTGTAAATCCTGAGACTTTTTTTACTGACCTGCCTATTATTATGGATTTATGCCTAAAGGCTCGTAAATCGCATAAAAAACGTGTTCTCGAGCAAATTAAAGAACAATTAAAAACCGAAAAAATAAAATGAGTATGAAAAAAGAAATATCATATACAACAAGGAGTTTCTATGTGCCAATGGAAAAAATATCTACAATAGAGACTTTTCAACAGAAGTGTAAAATAAATAACAGGAAATCCTACAGTGAAGTAATATTAGAACTAATGGACACATACAACAGGTTATGAGCGTACACTACCCACACCCCGACAACGAACAGCACCAAAACGACAATATAAATCATTGGTGGGCTACAGAAACTAATGCATACCTTCAAGACAGATTGAGGCATTTAGTCATCAGAGCTAATTGGAATAAACGTGTTGTATCAAATTTTAAGTTAACCAACAATGACTATGAATTACACCAACACAGATTTGATAAATTTATCAAAGAATTAAATAACATTGGAATGCAGTTAAAACAGATTGGTCTGCAGTACAATGAACGAAGAATGAAAACAATCTATAAATCAATGAATAAAATCAAAAATTATGACAATACAAGACCTAGCAAAAAAATATAAGTTATCAAAAGAAGACTTTTGGGAGCTTAAAAGAGGTGCAAAAAGCACTTGGATTATTACACACGATGCTTGCGAAAAGATAGCAGCACAAGAGAATATACAGTTTGGCGCACCTACGATATACAGAGATACAAACAGTGACGTAGCTATTGTGGGAGACGCAAAACGAGGTAACAGAGTCATGTGGTCAACAGGGGAAGCCTCTCCAAAAAACTGCAAGATGGCGTATCCGTGGTCAATGGCTGAAAAAAGGTTAAAAGATAGATTAACACTGAAATTAATCAGTGCTTATGAATACGGCATTTACTCAGATGTAGAGGCGGATGTCTTCAAGAAACCTAACAATGTATAAAAAAGAATGGCAGTGGATGTCAGATTATAAACAAGAAAAACAAACAAATATGCAATTACAGAGATACAATCAAAACCTTAGAATTGAGGGCAACAAAGTAATAAGTTACGTTACACATGTAGCTACAATCAGTGGAGACGAACTTCATCAACTAGGTTGGTGGAGTGTAACCACTCAAAAACACATCAACTATGTGGCAAGAGAGTTAAATTTAACAGTTATAGAAAAATGAGAAAATTTAAAATCAGAGCCAGTGCTGTGTCAAGGATTATGGCGAAGCCTACAGGGAAAAGGATAATTTCCACAGGAGCAGAGACCTATGTTAAAGAATGGTATGCTGAACAAGTATATGGAAAGATTAATAATTTTACTAGCAAGTACACAGAAAAGGGGAACGCTGTTGAGGACGAATCTATAAAATTCATTGGAGAGTATATGGACATTAATATACTTAAAAACGAAAAATCCTATGCTGACGAGTATATGACTGGAACTCCTGATGTGGTAATACAAGACAGTGACGACACTTACAAAGACGCTATTTTGGAAGTAAAAAATAGTTGGAATTGTTTTACTTTTCCACTGACTGATACGGAGGTAAAAAATAAAACGTATTTTTACCAGTGTCAAGTTTATATGCATCTTACAGGTTTGACGAGGTCTAAATTAGTTTACACACTAATGAATACTCCTGATAACATTATTGAGAACGAATACAGAAGGATAAATGATTTATCACTGAGTTATCAAGAGTTTAGAGAACATTATGTGTTTGATGATACGCCTTGGAATTTAAGAATTAAATCTTTTGACATTGAGTACGATGCTTCAGTGATAGAACAAATATGCGACCGTGTAGACGCTTGTAGAGAATATTTACACAATAATACAAACAATGATAAATAAAACAAATATGGAAGATAAACAGAAAACAATCTACTGTGGTTCAGGTATAAAAAGAACCGACCAGTGGATAACAGCAACAGTTCAATTAAATAAAGCTCAAGAACACTTTTTTGAATACGAGGGGAAAAGCTATTTAAAATTGAACATTAATATTAACACTGAGAAAGATAGGTTTGGAAAAGACGTAGCACTGAGTGTTAACACATACAAACCGCCAACAGACGAAAACGAGACTCCTGTTGAGACTAAAAAATCAGACGGGGCAATGCCTTGGTAGGTTATGACTTGTGAATACAAATACCAACACATACTTGAGGAGGCGGACAGATACCAAATCCTCAAGTTGGTTTTAAGGGGAACAAAGCCCGAATTAATAGCAGAGTGGCACGGACTAACCAAACAATTCATCAAGGTTAAATTTGAGAACGAGATTAACGCTAAAGGTATTGACATTGGTAGCAAACAGATACCTTACTACACAGATGAAATGATGTACGGAAACAATACACATAAGTACACAATAGAAGATTTAAACAGCAACGAATTAAAAGCATACAACGAATACGAACAGAAAACAAATAAATTATGAAAGAATTTCCATATATAAAGTTTTTCGTTAATCAATGGTTAACAGGAACAATATCTTTTTTAACACTAGAACAGCAAGGAGCTTATATGAAGGCTTGTTGTTATTTTTGGAGCAGAGAATGCGAAATGCCCGAACAACACCTTAGAGCAATTATTCCTGACCATTATGATAGTTTAGTCAAGGAGGGTTTAATAATTGTAGAAAACAAGCGTATAAGCATAAAATGGTTGGACGAACAAATCAAAGAAACTAAGGCAAGAAGCATAAGAAATTCCGCAAACGGGAGGAAAGGAGGCTTGCAAAGTCAAGCAAACGCTCGACAGTCGCTCAAGCATAAAGATAAAAGTAAGATAAAACAATATAAGAATCCACAAGAGAATGTGCCAAATATTATTAGTGAAAGGTTAAGCAATGATTGAATCTAAAGATACTTCACTGGAATATATTAATGCTGTTATCAATAACAGATTAAAAAAAGGCTTGAGAATAGATTGTTTGCTTGATGATTATTTTGTGTACAAGGATAAATCTTTTAACATATTTCTAGGACTAGACAATGTTGGTAAGACTAATTGGACTATGTGGTACATCACTTGCTTAGTAAAGATACACAAGAAAAAATTTATTATATGGAGCGGAGAAAACGGCAGTGGACAACTTATGAGGGATATGTTACAATTTTGGACAGGGGAATATCTCAGAAATATTACAAACCTTTCTCAGTTACATAAACACATTACCAAATACGTTACGTTTGTTGATAATTCTAAAGTGTACGACCACAGGACTTTATTAAAAATATTCGCTGATACAGATGCTGACGCTTGTGTGATTGACCCTTACACGGGATTAAATCACGACCGTAAAATATCATCACAGTTCGACAGGAATTATAATTTTTGTAATGATGTTCGACAGTTTTGTAATATATCAGGAAAGACTTTATTTATGAGTATACATCCGCAAACAGAGGCAGCAAGGAGAGTGTACGACAACGGGAATCCTCTCAGCGGTCATATACAGCCACCTCGCAAAGCTGATTGTGAAGGCGGTCAGGTTTTCCCTAATAGATGCGATAATTTAATTTGTATACACAGATACGTTTCACATAAAGAATTATATGATTTAACAATGATACACGTGTATAAAGTCAAAGATAAAGAAACGGGTGGCAGACCTACTAATATTGGAGAGCCACTGGGATTTGATTTTAACAACGGTCTAGGATTTACCATTGGCGGTAAGAATCCTCTTAAAATAAAAAATAACAACAGTAAACTAAAATTATGAAATACACATACGAACAAGTAAAGAAAATAACAGAGTACAAAACTTATACAGACAAAGAAAAGGTTGACAGGCTATTAGAGATTGATTGCTCACTGTACGCTCATTTAGGTACTGACTCAACTAAACAAGAGAAAAACGAAGTCAAGAAACTTAGTCACGACATTTACAGACTGATAAAGTCCATTGATAATAAATTAGGAAATGAATTGTTATACAGTGAAGATTTAAAAAAATAACAGATGACAGACATAGATTACACATTAGCTAAAAACGGATTGGAAATATTGATTCTAAAGACCGAAATGAACTTGAGACATATAAAGCCAAGCCAAAACGATTTAGAAGCATTAAACGCACTAAAAACTGCCTTAAATTGCATTTTAAGCCTACGGATTAGGGTTGACGACCTAGAAAAGAAAAGCACACTTGCTTTACTTAATTCAGTGAAGTCTTATAAAGAAACAATGAAACTTAAGAAAAAATTTCATACATTTAGAAAATTATGACTTTGTTATCATTAATTGTATTAACACATTTACTATCTTTTACAGGGGGTGCTGTAGTAACTTACTTGTTTTATGGCAAAAAGTAAGAAGCCAAAAAATAGAACACTCAATGAGTACAGACAAACAAAAGACGCTTTTTATCACAGTCCTTATGGTGTTATTGAGTATAGCATTGCTTTCCTGTGTAGAGTATATCCTAATGACGCTGAATTGGGTAAAATAATCAGAAAACACTTTCAAAAATTATGAGCATCAATGCTAATCAAAAGGGCAAAAGGTTTGAGCTCAAAATAGCAAAAGACCTTTCTAAGAAGTTTAACAGCAATATACGCAGAACACCTAACAGTGGAGGACTCTCTATCAAAGGAGACATTATGGCTACACAAGGAATATTATCAGAGTATAATTGGGAGTGTAAGAATCAAGAAAAATTAAATATTTGGAGAGCACTGGAACAAAGTAAGAACGACACCATTGGAAGTTTAAAAACCCCTCTTGTGGTATTTACTAAAAATCACGAACAAGACTATGTAGCATTACAATATGACGATTTTGTCAACATATTGTTAGAGCTAAATGAACAGAGAGGTTAACAGGGTATTAAATCTTCTACACAAGGACGAACGCCTTTGGTTATCAATGGCTAAGGATATTACACATAACAGTAAGGTTATGCCCGAGGATTTAATTCAAGACTTTTATTTGTTAGTTCATAATAAAGTTTCCACTGATAAATTAAATTTTTCTGAAATAACGTATAACAGTGAGGTTAATAAGCCGTATGTATACAAGATGATTAAGAATTTATTCATTGACGGTATACGAAAAGACAAAGAGTCAAGAATCACATATGACTTAATCTCTACACTGAAAGCAGACAACGAGCCTTATGTTGACATGGACGGGATTGTAGACCGAATTGTTGATGAATTTTATTGGTTTGATAAAAAGCTCTTTAATCTATACAGAAAAAAGTTTCACAGCATTAGAAAATTATCATCAGCAACAAACATTAGTCATGTGATAGTTTGGCGAACAATAAACAAATGTATAAAACAGATAAAAAAAAAGATTGATGAAAAGTAAAGGACTTGGAGACAGCATTGAGAAAATTACTCAAGCCACTGGAATTAAAAAAGCTACAAAATGGCTATTTGATAAGCTAGGAAAAGACTGCGGCTGTGAAGCTCGAAAAGAAAAATTAAACAAGATTTTTCCATACAAAGAAATTAATTGCCTCAATGAAGATGAATACATTTATTTAAAAGGATTTTTTAATATTAACAGACCCGCAGTGAATATTATAGAGCAAAAAGAATTAGTGAAGATACACAACAGAATATTTAATACAAAACTTCAAACAAGCAGTTGCGGTGCTTGTGTAAGAGATTTAATATCAACAATGACTAAACTATACAGTGAATATGAATATGAAAGAGAAACTCAGGAAAATAGAAATCAAACTAAATAAATTCTTAACACATGAAGATACAGAACATAAAAATCTCGAAAATCAAAACAAATCCGAACAACCCCCGAGTAATCAAGAATGATAAATTCAACAAGTTAGTTAAATCAATTAAGGAGTTTCCAAAAATGCTCAATATCAGACCTATTGTTGTAAATAGCGACATGATTGTTCTAGGGGGCAATATGAGGCTAAAAGCGTGTAAATCAGCAGGACTTAAAGAAATCCCTGTAATGAAGGTAGAAGACTTAACAGAGGAACAACAGAACGAATTTATCATCAAAGACAACGCAAGTTTTGGCTCTTGGAATTGGGATATGTTAGCGAACACATGGAACAGTGATACTCTTAACACATACGGTATAGACGTTCCTCAGTGGGAAGAATCAGAAGACAAATTTGATAGTGATATTGAAGACACTGGAGAATACGACTTTCCAGAGGAAGAAAACGAATCATCACATGTTAGAATGGTACAACTGTATCTTAATAGCGACACAGAGCCGATATTCAGAAAATGCGAATTAAAACTCAGAGAGAAATTTGCCACTGATAATATGACTGACACCGTGTTTAAATTAATTACAAAGGCTTGTGAGGATTGAAAAGGTAGTATTGAAGCCTGTGTTAACAGATGAAGAAGCTAATAAATTAAAAGGCGTTTTATTATCTGAAAAGGATTATAATACAATGATAAATTACAATGCCGATATTTACTGTGCTGAAACAGGAAAGGTTATTGCTAAGTTTAGAAAAAAGATTATACCAAATAACATTGCTAAAAACGCTTTTGACAATTTAAAGGACGCAGCATCACATACAAACAACAGAGGTATAAGCAGTGGAGACGTACACAAGGACGAATCCGAGACTACAATGATAAAAAAAGACGGTACTGTGTCGAATACTAAAAAGGCTTCACAGATAACTAAAAGTGGCATCATTGGTTATTTTGACCGCAACCCCCGTTTCCCGTATTGTAGGCAAACAGCTTTCAATGAGAAACAGTTTAATAAATTTAAAAAAGCATATCCTATCATAAAACTTGTTGACACAAAATATAAGGAGCTAATGCCTGACCACTATAAGTTACAGAGGGAAATGGCAGACAACACGTCTAAAGATTTTGTTATCAATGATACGAGCTTTACGACCGTCACAGTTAATAAGAATTGGCAAACAGCTATACACACCGACAATGGAGACTACGAAAAAGGATTTGGAAACCTAGTTGTATTGCGTCAAGGTAGATATGTGGGAGGATTTTTTGTTGTGCCTAAATGGGGCGTTGCTTTTGATATACAAAATTGCGATTTACTACTTGTTGACGTACACCAGTGGCACGGTAATACTCCAATACAAAAGATTGACGAAGACGCCACAAGAGTTTCTCTAGTTATGTATTACAGAAGTAATATGATACACTGCGGTACTGCTGATGAAGAATACGAGATTGTAAAGAATAGGAACAGAGGGGATAAAATTAATTAATATGTGCGGTGTAGTAGGATTTATATGTGATAACCCTAATCAAGAGCATATTGATATTCTTAAAAAGTTTATCAATGAAAGCAAAATCAGAGGTTTACATAGTTTCGGTTACACATATTATGATAACGGATTAATTACAAATAAATATTTTGACATGGCTGATATAGACGGGTCAGAGTTTCCAAAGCCTAAAAAATTTATATACCACAATAGGTATTCCACAAGCGGAGATTTTAGACAACACATTAATAATCAGCCAGTTACAGTTGGAGATAAAAGCCTTGTGTTTAACGGAGTTGTTGATATGGGGACTAAATCGGAGATTGAAAAGAAGTATAACATCAGTATGCATACGGGTAACGATGGAGAAATAATATTACACAAATGTGTAGGAAAAGAAGACTTGAAAGAATTTATCACAAATATGAAAGGAAGTTTTGCGGGAATGATTTTAAACAAGTCTAAGCAATTATTTGTCGTGCGTAATAGCAGAAGACCATTATGGAGACTTATTGTCAAAGACGCTGTTTATATTGCCTCTACACGTGATATATTCAAAAGAGTTAACTCCGAGTATGAGCCTGAATTATTAGAGCCTAATTTTGTTTATGAGTATTGATTACATTGAATATCACAAGAGGTCTTCGGAAGCGAAAGACATTGACCCTTCCAATGATTGTTTACGATATGTGGCGAATAGATTTGAGTTAAACATAGAACAAAGATATTGGTTGGCGTTTTTATTTGGTACTTGTTACTCAGCTACCACTGTATATTATATTTACAACGAGTTTCCTGACTACGAGAATGTGAACATAAATAGATTACGAAGATGGTGGAACACAAACAAGAATAAAACACTGTTTCAAACAGATAGGTTAAGAATAAAGACCAGTGATAAATTTGTAGAGACTTTTCAAAGCTATAAAAATCTAGTTGGAGACTCACAAGAGAATTATTTTGAATCACTGAAACAACCTACATCGCAGAACACATACGATAATTGCTACATCAATCTATCAAGGATTAAAAACTTTGGAAGATTTACTATGTTTATATACTTGGAAATGGTTAATGTGTTAACGGGTTATGATTTAGAGCCTACAAACCTTGACTTGAAAAACGCTGAGAGCTGTCGAAACGGTCTTGTGTATCATCTAGGATTAAAAGAACTTGACACTCATAAGAATAACAAGAGGCTAACAGAGAATCAAATAAAATACTTACAGTGGGAGTTTAAAAAACTAAAACAACACATACAAACATTAAACATTGATAAGAAAAATATTTGGAACATAGAAACAACCTTGTGTGCTTACAAGAAATATAAGCTAGGAAAACGCTACATTGGATATTACATTGATAGACAAAGAACAGAGATTTTAAAAATGACTGAATTAGTTTCCACAGGAGTTGATTGGGATGTCCTTTGGGATTTTAGAAACGAAACTTATGAACAACAATGGCTAAAATAATAGCAGTTGGTGGAGTACCTGCAACGGGAAAAACAACTTTAATAAAAAGCATTTTAAACAATTTTAAGCCACTAACTAAATTCAAGTTTGGTCTAATACAGGGTGTGCGTAGTAAGTTGCTTAGAATCTACGTAATAGGTGTATATGACAATTCTACGTTTGCGGGGACAGACAAGCTAAGTATGGCGTGTCAACCTGATTTTTTTAAGTTTGTGAATAAGCTCAGTGATAATGATTTAGTAATATTCGAGGGTGACAGACTATTTAATCAGAGTTTATTTGATAAGGTGGATTGTGATATAATAGTTCTTGAGGCTGATAAGGATATTTTAATTGATAGACACATAGACCGTAGAGACAATCAAACAGAAAAGTTTATACAAGCGAAATTTACAAAAATACGTAACATTGTGAATAACAACAGTGTAAAAATATTTAACAATAATAGTCCTGAACACAAACAGTATGTTATAGAACACATTATGGATATTGTAGGACGACATTTAATAAAAACAGTGAAACAACAGTGAAAAATTAATAATATGGCTAACACAGAAAATTTAAAACCATTTAAGAAAGGCGTGTCAGGAAATCCTAAAGGAAGACCGAAAGGAACGCAAAACAGAGCCACTGTAATTAAAAGGTGGCTTGAAGTATCTGAGAAAGGTAAAAACCCGATAACAGGCGAAATAGAGGAAATGTCACAAGAGGATATTATCACATTAGCAATAATGAATAAAGCTCGAGGTGGAGACGTGGCAGCATACAATGCTCTGTACAATTCTAGATACGGAAACCCGAAAGACAGTATTGACCTTAACACAAGAGAGTTCGGAGTTGACATTGAAGACCTTATGGCAGCAATGAAGGATAATAATGCTGAATAACAAATTTCTAATATTAAACAATCCGTCAAGATACTTCTTGTTCACTGGAGGTAGAGGCTCAGGAAAGTCTTTTGCTGTATCAATGTTAGCATTGTATCTAACCTTAGAGAAAGGTGTTACACATAGTGTGTTGTTTACTCGTTACACATTAAGGTCTGCGTCAGTTTCGATTATACCTGAGTTCAAAGAGAAAATTGAATTGCTAGGTCTTACAGATATGTATTACACAACAAAAGATGAGATTGTAAATTTAAACAATGGTAGTAAAATATTGTTCAGAGGTATAAAGACTTCATCAGGAGACCAAACAGCAAACCTTAAATCATTACAGGGAATTACCACTTGGATAATAGACGAAGCCGAAGAAATGACTGATGAGGATATATTTGATAAAATAGATTTATCAGTGAGACAAAAGGATGTTCGCAACAGAGTGTTTATGATTATGAATCCAACTACTAAAGAACATTGGATTTACAAGAGGTTTTTTGAAGGAGCAGGAATCAAAGCAGGGAGCAACACAATAAAGGGAAACGTGAGTTATTGTCATTCCACATATCTTGATAACATTGATAACCTCTCTGAGAGTTACATATCACAGATAGAACAGATGAAGCGAAGACGACCTGAAAGATATAAACATACCATTGAAGGCTCTTGGTTAGAAAAATCTGAGGGAGTGATATTTGATAATTGGACTATTGGAGAATTTACAGAGGTATCAACTCCAGTGTTCGGTCAAGATTACGGATTTTCAAACGACCCAACAACACTTGTTAAGACAAGCGTAGACAAACAAAATAAAGTCATCTATGTTAGCCTGTGTTACTATAAAACAAAACTCACTACAAGCCAAATAAACCACCTTAATCAACAATATGCTAATAGACATTTAATTGTCGGAGATAGCGCAGAGCCTCGATTGATTACCGAATTAAGCAGAGATTGTAATATGGTGTCTGCCATAAAAGGTCAAGGCAGTGTTACGTACGGAATTAGCTTGCTTCAAGATTACGACCTTGTAATAAGTCCTGACAGTGAAGACTTAGTCAAGGAGCTAAACAATTATTGTTGGTTAGAAAAGAAGTCACAAACGCCAGTGGATAAATATAATCACGCCATTGATGCTTTAAGATACGCTGTGAGCTATCAATTACAAAACCCTAATCAGGGGGAATATCACATTTATTAAAAATAATTATTTAATGTGTAGTACTGTGTATTGTTTTTTTTATATATTTACCAATGTAATCTATTTGTCTAGATTCGTTTTTCATTCTATGCTATCCGCTGAGCCACTCTGTAAAAAGGGTGGCTTTTTTTATACACATCAAGCGGTCGGTCGTTTCTCGCTCAAGCATATAGATAAGACAAGACAAGAAAAGATTATATTTGTGTATAACAGTTAATCATTTAAAACGTATATACAGCAATGAAAGTATCGGTAAACATACCAACAAGCCTTACAGAAATAACATTACAACAGTATCAGAATTGGATTAAAATATCAGAGGGAAACGATGATGTGTATTTTCTTCAACAAAAGATGATAGAGGTGTTTTGTAATATTCCACTGATAGCGGTAAACAAAATAAAAACACATGACGTGGAAAGCATATGTAATTCCATTGTAGAGTTATTTGACAGTGATACTAAATTTAAAGACCGAATAAAAATTAACAATGTTGAATTTGGATTTATACCGAAACTTGACGACATCACATTTGGAGAATATGTTGACCTTGATAACTACCTTTCTGATTGGAGCAATATTCATAAAGGTCTTGGAGTATTATACAGACCAGTGACTAACAGTGTAAAACAATTATACGAGATTGAAGACTACGAAACGAGCGAAAAATATGATATGAAAAAAATAGACATGAACACCGTTTTTTCTTCACTGGTTTTTTTTTACAATTTAAGCAACGAGTTAAAAACAGTTATCCTGAACTATTTGAAGACACAGGAGGCGGTGGACTTCCCACAGCATCTACTAACTTCAGTGAAAAATGGTCTTGGTATCAATCTTTATATGGACTATCAAAAGGAGACTTATCAAGGTTTGAAGAAACTACTAAAATTAAATTACACAGTTGCTTAACTTATTTGGCTTTTGAAAAGGATAAATACGAGCTTGAAAAATCTATGTTAAAAATTAAGAAATGACCAAAGATGAAATATTTGAAATATTAGACGACAATAATTTGTTGGAACAAAATAAACACTTAATCCTTGTAGACGGCTTTGAGGAGGCTTTTATAGGTCTTTCTTCAATTAAACCTGTTTGTGCCATATATGATTATTGGGTTTGTCTTGATTTATTGATTAGGCGTGACGGCTTAGACTTTGACAGAGCTATTGATGACCTTGACGAATTCATTGAACAAGATTTAGGAACAAATACACCAATATACATAAAGCCCGTATGAACTCATTTTACACTGTAATAGATAATATTAAATCAGCAATCAATGCTGAGCCTTTTAATCACGAGGTTACATTTGGAGACATTGCCGAAATAGACCTAAAAAAACAATCATTATTTCCACTGGCTCATATTATGATTAACACCGCTACAATAAACAACAATTATGTAAGTTTTAATATAACTGTGTTCTACATGGATTTAATAGATATTTCAAATCAAACCACTAAAGATTATTTCAGAGGAAACGACAACGAACATGATGTGTTAAACACACAGCTTGCTTTAGCAACTAGAGTTAACAGAGTATTACAGAAAGCAGATTTATACAGAGATAAATTTGAGCTGTTGAACGTATCTACTTGCGAGCCTTTCACGGAAAGATTTGACAACAAACTTGGAGGTTGGGCTGTTACATTTGACATTGGTACTAAGGATGAAATGACTCACTGTTAATGAAGGTTAAAGCAGGAGGATATTTTGAGAGAGCATTAAAAAAATATGCTAAATGGGTTACACAAGAAGCTAAACAGAACTTAAAAAAGAGCGGATTTGGTAAAAGAAAAAAACCTATAAGCACCAGTGGTAAATTATATGATAGCATTGGTTATAAAATTGTAGGTCAAAAAGTTACTTTCAACTCATTGTATTATGGAGAGCTAATTGACAAAGGGGTTAGAGGTATGAAAAGCACATATCCACAGACGGCGCAAGCTCAAACAAAAGCTAAAGAGCATTACAAATTTAGCCGTATGCCCCCCTCAAGTGCTTTTGACAAGTGGGGAGTGCGTAAAGGAATAGCACCGAGAGATGAAAAGGGACGTTTTCTCAAGCGTAAAGGATTAAACTACATAATAGCAAGGAGTGTAGGAAATAAAGGCATTAGAGCAAGCCTTTTTTTTACAAAACCATTTGAACGAGCATTAGACCTTTTTGGGGATTCAATGCTTGACGGATATTACAAAGATAAAATTGGAATTGAATGAGCACAATAATTAGAACAAGAAGCCCGTTTTTTATAAGAACACAACAAGAAACAAATCTATCATTAGCATATTTTGATTTAAGGATTAGCGTTTACACTGGAACTACAGGAGCATTAGAACAGTGTACAAGCATATACGAAACTTATCAATTAACTAAAAAACCATTACCAGAGGAACATTCTGTTACATTTGAAATAGCAGAGCTTATACATAATCATTTAGAACAAAAATACAATGGTAATTATAACACATCAGCTTTAACACAAAGTCTTTGGATAAACACGAACATATTTGCTAGAAACGCCAGTGGAGGTCAAATTGGTAGCTCAGTTTCTGCCACGTATTTATGTCAAGAAGGATTTAACACTTTCAGTGAAGGGGTTAATTACGTGACGGAGCCTGACGCAATGATTACCTCTAACACAGTACAATATCTTCAAGGACAAGCGGTGTATGTTCCGATAAATAACGAAAAAGTAGGCTCTGTTAAAACATCGTTTAGAAATACCAGTGACGCTACTTTTAATGCTACCGACAACGGAAATAATAATCAAAAAATAAAATACGTAGGTTATAACACAGCAAGTATACCTTATCAAATGAGATTTTATTCAGGAACAAACGGCACTGGAACTTTATACAGAACATTAAATTTAGAAAGCATTGAAGAGTGTAAATACCCAGTGAAGAAAATTACTTTTTTAAATAGATGGGGAGCTTTACAAGAGCTGTTTTTCTTTAAAAAATCAACAGAGTCGATGACCGCCACAAGAGAAAGTTTTGATAGAAGCGTTTTCGAGGCTAGGCAAACAGTGAAAGGATTAAATCAAAGTGGCATATGTACAACTTCATACAACTACAATGTTTATAATATTTACGAACACAGTAAACAAAATTTTAATTCTCAAGCGCAAGAGAAAACTCAACTAAACACAGGATATGTCTCAGAAGACATGAACGAGTCTTTTAAAGAATTAATGGTCAGTGAATACGTATGGTTAACAGATATAACAACGGGAGAAATAACTCCAGTGAATTTAATTGATTCTTCATTTACTAGCAAAACAGGATTAAACGACAGAATGATAAATTATACAATGGAATTTTTACATTCGGCTAAATACGTGAACACAATAAGATAATGCAAAAAATATCTTTATACATACAGCCACAAATAGGAGTAGACCTTTCTGAGAACACCACTGAGTTTGTAAACACGGATTTAATGGAGGAAGAATTAATCACTGTTACTCAAGTCATAAAAGACCTTAGAAACCTTGACCAATTATACACTGACTACAGCAGGAGTTTTAATTTACCTGCGTCAAAGACGAACAACAAAATATTTAAAAGTTGGTATAATCCTGATGTCAACGAGTTTGACAGTAATGTGTATTGTAACGCAAGAATATTTTTAAATCATTTATCATTCAGAGAGGGCAAAATAAAACTCAACAGTGTTACTATGAAAAATCAAAAACCTTTTATTTATAAGGTTACTTTTTTTGGAAACACAAGCACATTAAAAGAATTATTAAAACAGGATGAAATAAGTGATTTAACGTGGTTAAACGAATTCAACCATACAGCAACCAATACGTCTGTCAGAAACTCTCTTACGTCTGGTCAGAACTTTACAGTTGACGGAATTACCTACAACAAAGCTGTTGTATATCCTTTGCTTGCTCATTCTCAAGCATATCTGTATAATCAGAACGGGGATTATGACAACGGAATGAACATAGCTATCACATCACAAGATAATTCTAAGCGTGGTGTTTTAGCAGAGGATTTAAAGCCTGCAATAAAAGTATCTTTAATCATAAAAGCCATTGAAGAAAAATATGGGTTAATTTTTAAAACAGGTAATTTCTTTCAGTCTAATGTGTTTGATAATCTTTATATGTGGTTACATAGAGCAAAAGGCAAAATGCCTCTTGCGGGGACTTGGGTTGGAAATGTAAATCAAACATACACAGGGTCAGGAGACGTTACAGAGCTAACAAACCCCTCATTAGGTTTTGGATATTTCTCCACTGGAACAGGAATATGGTTTTTAAAAATGACTAACTATTCTAATGTAACTTACAGTGGTAATAGTTTTAGAATAACAGTGACTATAACTCCTACAAGTGCAACATCAACAGCAAGATATGATTTACAAATTTTAGACGCTTTAAATTGGAGAATAATTTCAGCTGAAAATAATCTATCAGGCACTTCTAGTGTTGTGTATGAAATAGGATATGGAACAAGTGATTTTGTAGATGATTATGAAAATACTTTTGGAGGCTCGTTTTTTACACAAAGAGCCGTTGTTCCAAGATTAATCTCACAAGACGCAATACAATTTCGTTCCACAATAAAAATTGAAAGGATTTACGGCTATGAAATAAACACGTCAGGAACGACAGTCAATTATGATTACACAGCAACTTTCACAAGCGTTTCAACTACTATAACACCACAAGACGCTTTAGTCACAATAACAGACCAAATTCCAAAAATGAAAGTTAAGGACTTTTTAAGTGGTTTATTCAAGCAATTTAATCTTATAGCCTATGTTGACGAATTAACTGAGGAAATAATTGTTCAAACTTTAGATGATTATTATGCATTAGGCAATCAAGTAGATATATCAAAATATGTTGTTGTAGACCAACACGAGGTTGACGAGGTTTTACCCTTTGGCGAAATAGACCTTGAGTATCCACCGTCAAAAAGTATATTAGCACAACAATACGAACAAACAAACAACAAAGCCTTTGGAAAAGCTACACACACGGTTGAAACGGACTCCACTGAAACTTTTAAATTAAAATCTCCTTTTGAACACATGATGTTTGAAGGATTAGATAAAAGAGACACTGGAGAAAGAACGTCATTAGTCACTGGAACTTTTTTAAATCAAGACTTAAAACCTAGTATTGGCGCACCACTGTTAATGTTTATTAATCAATTAAGTATTGGAACAACAAACACAATAAATTTTACAGACAGCACAAGTACTTCCGATGTGTTAGGCGCAGAAGTTCCTTCAGGAGTAAGACACACTTTAACAAGTTATCACAGACCTGATAATTACAACGAGCTAGGAACAGCAACAACGCCCCCTTAACACAATTTAAATTTCGGCTCTGAAATAAATGAAGTTTTGAGAACGGATTATGGAGGAAACAATAACAGCTTATTTCAAAAATATTTTCAAAATTATATCACAAGAGTATTTAGCAAAAAAGCAAGGTTGTTAAAAATAGAAGATGTATTACCAGTGAAAATATTAACTAAATTAAAATTAAACGATTTAATTGTGTTAGGAACTACGGCTTACACAATAAATAAAATGTCAACAAAGTTACAGTCAGGAAGAACTTCAATGGAGTTATTATCAGAGCCAGTTTATGACGTTACCTCTGAAACTATCTCAATGACTTATAGCGGAACTGCGTTTTGTCAAAACGTATCTGACCCAGTGCCAACATTTAGTCCTTCAGGGGGAACATTTACAACAACTTAATTATGAATATAAAATTTTGTATAGAAACACTTAAATTTTGTCAAGCCAATAAAGTATATGGAGAATATATAAACATTGCTCTAGGACAAAATAAATTGCCAAGAAACGTGAAGGAGTCAATCAACTATTTAAAAATAAGATATGGAAAAAAAGGTACTTGAACTTGATGTAGAAACTAAAGGTGCTGACAAAGGCATTGAAGATATTGTAAAAGCAATAGAAAATCTTGGTACACAGTTACAAAGCACGACAAAAGACGCTGAAGAATTAGGCAAAACTGTAGAAGCTCCTGCCAAAAAAGGTATTTTCAAGAAATTAGGTGGCGGTGTTAAAGGACTTGCTAAAGGTTTCGGAGGTCTTACAAAAGCAGCAGGAATTTTTGGAATAATAAGTTTGGCTGTTGGTAAACTTGTTGATATGTTAAAAGGTAGTCAACCAGTGGTAGACGCTTTTGCTGTTCGTTTTGAAGCTCTTGAGCTAGTATTTTCAGCACTGTCAAACGCTTTGAAAGAGGTCTACGAAAATGTGGCTAGTAGCACAGAAAACTTTGACGCTTTAGGAAAGGTTATGAGCGGTATGTTAACAATAGCTATTACTCCAATGAAACTAGGTTTTGAGGCAATTAAAGCTGGTATTATAGGAGCACAACTTGCTTGGGAAAAATCTTGGTTTGGAAATGATGACCCTGAAAGAATTGCTGAACTCAACGCAGAACTAGACCAGATTGGACAAAATTTTGTTGACATTGGAAAAGACGTTGTTCAAGCAGGCTCTGATATAGTAAATAATTTTAGTGAAGCTATCACAGAAGCTGCGGACATTGGCTCACAAGTAATTGATAAAGTAAAGAAAATCAATGTAAAAGCAATCTTAGAAACGGCAAAAGCTAATGTGGAACTTGAGAAAACCGCTAAAATTGCAGCAGCAAGAAATGCGGGTATCATTGCTGAATACGAGCAACAAGCCGAAATGCAAAGACAAATCAGAGATAATACAGAGCTTGATTTACAGTCTAGAATAGAGGCGAATGATGAAATTGTTGGAATATATGAGAAGCAAAAAAACTTATTATTAGCAAACGCACAGATAGCAATAGACTTAGCACAGAATGAATTAGACAAAGCAGAGGATAATGTGGAAGCACAAGTTGCTTTAATTGAAGCTCAGAACGAATACAAAGCTGTGTTAGAATCTGTCAATGGTAAACTGAGCGAATTTAAAACGAACGAAACAGCACTGAGAAAAGAAAACCTTGATATGATAAACTCTGAAAAAGAGGCTGAAAATCAAAGAAGTATTGACTCAGACAGGTTTAACGCTGAACAAATAGTTGGAGCAACGGAAAGGTTGGAGGCTCTAAGGCTAGTTGACCAACAAGAAGCTGAACTAGAGACCACAAGACTACAAAATAAAATAGCTTTATACAAAGAAGGTACACAAGCAAGAGTAGACGCTGAACAAGAGTATGCTGACGCTAAACAAGGATTTGACCAACAAGAGGTAACAAGGTCTAAAGAGATAGCAGAGTCAAAAAGAGCTGACGAACAAGCCTTACAAGACGCAAAATTTGCTTTAGCACAATCTGCGTTGAGTTCTTTATCAGTTCTCACTGACGCTTTTGCTAAAAAAGGCGAAAAACAAGCAAAAAAGGCTTTTAATATACAAAAAGCCATTGGTATGGCACAAGTAGGGATAAATACAGCACAGGCAATTATGAAAGCCGCAGCAGAAACTACTGATATAACACCTATTCAAGCCTTAAGAACAGCAAATATGATAGCAATGGGTGTCGCAGGAGCAGCACAGATGGTCGCTATCGGTATGCAGAAATTTCAACCGTCAGGAGGCGGTGGAGGGGCAACCTCTACTACAACACCCCCTGTTCCTACACAACCGTCAAGCCCGTCTTTCAATGTAGTAGGTCAATCAGGGACAAATCAGATAGCACAAGCATTAGATAGTCAAGCAAACGCACCTGTTCAAGCGTATGTGGTAGCAGGAGACGTTACTACAGCACAACAATTAGAAAATAACACAATACAACAAGCAACTTTTTAAAATAAACAACAATGGAGATAATTGAATTAATATTAGATGAAGAAACACAAGAGTTAAGTGGCATAGACGCTGTTAGCATTGTAGAAAGTCCCGCAATAGAGTCGGACTTTATAGCATTGAAAAATCAAGAGATACAATTAGCACAAATCAATGGAGAAAAAAGGCTTTTAATGGGAGCAGCATTGATACCGAACAAACCTATATTCAGAAAAAAAGACGATGATATGTTTTATGTGTATTTCTCTGAAAATACTGTAAGACGTGCCTCAGAATTATTTTTTATACAAGGAAATCAAAATAATGCCACGTTAGAACACGAATTAAACATAAAAGGCTTGACCGTTGTTGAATCTTGGATTGTAGAAGACACTAAAATGGATAAATCAGTAAAATATGGCCTAGAAGTGCCAAAAGGAACGTGGATGATTTCAATGAAGGTCGAAAACGAAGAAATATGGACTGATTATGTAAAAAATGGCAAAGTAAAAGGATTTTCCATTGAAGGTTACTTCGCAGACAAGGCAAAACTCAATGTTAGTCCTGATTTTTCCACTGATTTAGCAATAATAGAGGAATCGGAAGCAAATTTTATGCTTTCTAAGGTGCGAACTGCCCTCAAAACACCTACTAATACAGTAAATGACGCCAAAATTGCTCTAGAATCATATAAAGACTATCCTCAAGCAGTATCGAACAACGCTAAAAGGGGGATTGAACTCAACGAAAAGGTAAATAACAAGTGCGCAACACAGGTCGGGAAGGTAAGAGCATCGACTCTCGCTCAAAAAGGTGCGATTTCATTGGAAACTTTAAAGAGAATGTACAGTTATTTATCACGAGCTGAGGTTAATTATGACGAAGGAGACAGCAAAGCCTGTGGAACTATTAGCTTTTTACTGTGGGGAGGTCTCGCAGGACTGCGTTGGTCAGCAAGTAAACTCAAGGAATTGGGTGAAATAGACCTTGAAAATATGATTATTGATGATAATATGGCTGTTATCAATGATAGATTAGCTTATAATACACAAGAAAAAGCAGAAAAAATAGCACAGGACTTGGGTTGTGATGGTTTTCATACACATGAGCTTGAAGACAAGACTTGGTATATGCCTTGCGAACAGCACGAACTCAAAGAGCCTTGTTGGGAAGGATATGAAATGGTTGGTTTTAAGATGAAAAACGGTAAGAAAGTGCCAAATTGTGTGCCTATTGCTTAAAGTCCACTTAAAGTCCACTTAAAGTACACTTAAAAAACAATAAATTATGAAAAAATCATTCAAAACACCTAGCAGAACAAGCCCGACAAACACGAAAAGAGGCTGTTTATGTCCTAACGGAACAAAATACAGTGTTAAATGCTGTGACGGAAGTCTACAAGCTCAAGGAATAGGCAATATTACAGGCTCTCCACAATAAATATTAAAAAAAAATATAACACTTGTGGTATTCTTACGTTGTGGTTGTATAAATCGTAAATATGAAAGCAACAGAGATACTAAACAAAATTTCAAATATTGTTGGCGTTGAACTTTCTGATGAGAACATAAAACTTGCTGAATACAAATTAGAAAACGGCACTGTTATTACAGCCGAATCATTTGAAGCAGGAAAATCTGTGTTTATAAAAACCGAAGACAAGGAAGTTGCCTTGCCACTGGGCGAATATAAGCTAGAAGATGGAAAAATTCTTATTGTGAAAGAAGAAGGCATGATTGATGAAATAAAGGAGGTCGAAGCTGAAGAAGAAGTCAAAGAAGAAGAACTTGAAGAATCAGTGGAAGAGCCAAAAGAAGAAGTTGAAATGGAATATGTCACTAAACAAGAATTTACTCAGGCTGTAGATGAAATTAAAGCTATGATTGAGGAAAAAATGGGTGGAGACGTTGAAGAGGTTAAAGAGGAAATGAAAGAAGATACCACTGTAAAAGAGGAATTGTCTGCCGTAGCCACTGAGCCAATTAAACATAACCCTGAAAAGGAAAATAAAACCAAATTTAACTTTAAAATATCAAATAACAGAGTAAAAACAACAAGAGACAGAGTTTTTGATAAAATTTACCAAAATAATTAATAAATAAACAATGGCAACAACAACAAACATAACTAGCACATATGCAGGTGAGTTTGCGGGGAAATATATCTCTGCAGCACTGTTAAGTGCGAACACTATTGATAAAGGAGGCGTGGAAGTAATGCCGAATATCAAATATAAGTCTACAATGAAAAACGTAGCCACTGACGCAAATGTAATTAAAAACGCTTCTTGTGATTTTGACGCTACTGCAACAGTGACTTTAACTGAAAGAATAATTCAACCAGAAGAGTTCCAAGTAAATTTACAATTTTGCAAGCAAGATTTTGTATCTGATTGGGAAGCTGTACAGATGGGATATTCAGCTTATGATAAACTACCACCAAAATTTTCTGATTTTATTATTGGACACGTTGCGGGATTAGTAGCTGAAAAAACTGAGAAAAACATATGGGAAGGCGCAAACTCCACAGCAGGTGAGTTTGATGGTCTTGTGACTTTAGCTTTAGCTGATTCCAATGTTATAGACGTAGCATCACACGCTGCAGTTACCAGTGCAAATGTTATTTCAAAATTAGGCTCTATTGTTGACGCAATTCCGTCTGCTTTGTATAACAAAGAAGATTTACACATATACATCTCTCAAAACATTGCTAGAGCATATGTTAGGGCTTTAGGTGGGTTTGCTGCATCGAACAACGGTTATAAAACTGAATCACACATGTGGTACGGAGACCAAGCATTATCTTTTGATGGTGTTAAATTATTCGTTGCGAACGGTCTTAATGACGACACAGCAATGGCTGCGCAAAAATCAAACTTATATTTTGGAACAGGTCTGTTAAACGACATGAACGAAGTGAAAGTGCTTGATATGAGTGATTTAGACGGTTCACAGAACGTCAGATGTATTATGAGATACACAAGTGCTGTACAATACGGCATTGGAACAGAGATTGTTCTGTATCACGCATAATAAATAAAATAATAATAGGGAGCTGAAATGCTCCCTTATTTAAAAACAAACAATATGGCTTGTGATTTAACAATAGGTAGAAAAACACCTTGTAAAGACGTGGTTGGTGGGCTTGTGAAAGCGTGGTTTGTTGATTTTGGAGATTTAGGAACTGTAACAAAAACCGCTGATGAAATAACTAATATGTCAGGGACTTTTACAGCATTTCAATACGACTTAAAAGGCACAAACTCATTGGAGAGTGCTATAACATCTTCAAGAGAAAACGGAACTACATTTTTTGAGACAACTTTAACATTGACTTTACCAAAATTATCAAAAGAAGACCACAAAGAATTAAAATTAATGGCTTATGGCAGACCTCACGTTTGTGTAGAAGACAGAAATGGTAATTTTTTCTTGGTAGGACTAGAGCACGGCGCAGAAGTTACTGGTGGAACAGTAGCCACTGGAACTGCTTTCGGAGACATGTCAGGATATTCACTGACATTATCTTCGTCAGAAGGCGAACCGCCTAATTTTATCAACGGTGGTACAACTGCTGACCCTTTTGCGGGCATGAGTTCTGCAACAGTGACTGTTACTGTAGGAACAAATAGCTAAAATATAATTTTACAGGATAGGGGGGTGGATTTTTATGTCTTACCCCCTTTTTAAATAAATTATGCAAATATTAACGAAAAACGGCACAAGATTTATTAACTTTATACCAAGAACAAGTATAAATAACTCAAAAACACACAGTGTAGTGATTAAATCAGAAGGAAAAAACGAAGTAATTTACACAGACAATGACGCTTCTTTCACTGAGTTAGATTATTATTACAGATATTCTACAACACAAGCGTTAGATGAAAATAGTTACTATTTAATTACAATTACAAACACAACAGATAACAATGTTATCTTTAAAGACAAGATGTATTGTACCGACCAAACATTGTCTGATTACAATATTTCCAATGGCGTTTATATAGAACAAAGCACTGGAGATAATAAATTTGTTTACTATGGATAATTTACACATGATACAGTTGGGTCAATATGAAAGACCTAGTATAACAGAGGAAAGAAACAGAGATTGGGTTTCCATTGGAGATGAAAATAATTATTACCAATGTTTAATAGACGCTTATATGGACAGCACAACAAATCAGGCTGTTATAAACGGTATTACAAATCAAATATACGGAAAAGGACTTGACGCAACAGACTCGTCAGAAAAAGTTGAGCAATATGCTCAGATGAGAGGCTTGATAAATCCTGATTGTTTAAGAAAAGTTTGTCAAGATTTAAAATTGCTTGGAGAGGCTAGCTTTCAAATATCTTACACAGGTAAAAAAATATCCTCAATAACACATTTCCCGAGAGAAACTCTCAGAGCGGAAAAAATGAACGAAGACGGGGAAATCAAAAACTATTATTATGCCCCTGATTGGACAAAAGTTACACAACAAACCGAATTAAAGAAAATACCAGTGTTTGGAAGTGGAGCTAAAAACGAATTATTTGTTATCAAAAGATATGTGACAGGATATTATTATTATAGCCCCGCAGATTACAATTACGCATATGCTACATTGGAAAGTGAAATAGCAGACTATTTGATAAACGACACTGTTAACGGTTTCTCAGGAACTAAAGTTGTGAATTTTAACAACGGCGTGCCTGATAGAGAAAAACAGCTTGCTATCAAAAACGATGTAATGAATAAGCTCACTGGTAGTCACGGGGAAAAGGTTATAATTGCGTTCAACAACAATGCTGACTCTCAAACTACAATCGAGGATATACCATTGGCAGACGCTCCGAATCATTACGAATATCTCAGTGAAGAATGTAGCAGTAAAATAATGCTTACACATAGAGTTACAAGCCCGTTGTTAATCGGACTCAGAGACGGCAACAGTGGTCTCGGAAGCAACGAAGACGAAATCATTACAGCACAAAGACTCTTTACAAATACCACAATTAAACCTTATCAGGAATTAATCATTGAGGCTTTAGACGAAATGTTTGCTGTGAACAACATTAGTTTAAATTTATACTTTAAAACCATAGAGCCACTGGAGTTTATGGACTTAGAGAACATTGTTGACGAGGAACAACGTGAAGAGGAAACAGGTGTAAAAAGAGGCTCTACAAGAGACTTCGCAACGGAAGTTGATTTTATGGCTTCTAAGGCATTAACTGACGCTGAGACAGACGAATTGTTGTCGGGGGCATTAGAGTCGCTTAAAGGCGAGGAAATGTGCCTTAAAACGCATAATTTAATTGACGTTCGGGACGTATCCGAAGACAATTCAAGCGTTGAAGAATGGGCTGACAATTTTTTCGAGTTTTCTGACAATCCTAAATCAAAAACTCCAATCGAAAATAACCCTAAAAAAAATTCACAGTTAGACAAGAGTTATTACAAAGTCAGATATAGATATGCTTTAGGCACAGGTAAGTCTACGTCAACCAACACAAGACCTTTTTGTAAAGAAATGATGAACAGGGCTAAAAGAGGCGTTGTTTACAGACTAGAGGATATTGACACAGCAAGTAGAAAGATGGATTTTGAAAAAGCAAAATTACCTTTACACACAGATACTGATAGCTATGATTTATTTCGCTTCAAGGGGGGTGTATATTGTCGTCACAAGTGGCAACAAGTATTATACAAGATGAATACAGTGGCTGCATCAGAAGGCAAAAAAGGTAGCCCTGATTT